ACGATATGGATGTGTCGAGAATAAATTACCAATATTGGCGCCCCATTTTTCGAGGGACACATAGAAAAATCGATCCATACTCGGCAAGGTAATAAATGCATGACTCATAGGATGAAGATGTGCAAATGCCGCAAATAATTTGATTATGTTGACTACTGATCCAGACGGTACTCCTAAATTAGGAATTACTCTATCATTATATTTTCCTTGCAGTATTTCTGCCGCGGGCACGGAAACTCCAATGCCAAATGTTGTGCTACATCCAAAAACAGCAGGAGACTTCTTAAAGTCCCAATCAGCACCCCTATAGCCATATTGATTAATACGGTATTTCCAAGGATCAATCTTAGAATTAATTTCAGTGCAATGAAATAATTCAGTAGTTTCAAAAGACATTCTGTCCGATGGAACGAATGCATCATTGTGATTGTTTAGCCTTGCTTTAGTGAGTGCTACTAATGGATTCAACGAGCCTATAGTTGATAAGGTAATCCTTGAAGATTGTGTATCGTAAATGTGCATTGTTTTTATTAATAGACGTTAGGCTAGAGGTGACGGATTTTGAAATTGTTCTTGAAGCCATTCGAAATCATTAATTTTTATCAATTCTTCTGGTTTAGCAATATTATCAATACCAAACTGACGTCCTGCTATTGCTCCGGATAGTGAGTAGTCTCCGTAGGGTCTATCACTGCCAAGAATACACCAAGCGTTTAATCTATCTTCAGTTTCTTCTTGATATCTAGGATCAATTGGCCTACTTGCTAATTTGACACATTCTCTAAATGCAGACTTCCATGTGTTAAATGGGTCTGTGTTAAATGCTGTGATATTACTAACTTCTTGCACCACTTTAAATTTGTCGCTAATTGACATCGTCATATCAATTTGTTTAATATTCATATTTTCAGTTGCGTACTTCGGTAATAATTTAACACCACCATATCCGTATTTAAGATCATTAACAGGATTTCTACTGAGCCATACATGTACAATGTCAGTATCGTGTTTTGGTAATAGTAAATTAAACTTAAAATTTTCTTCGATAACAGCATCACCGTCTACGACCCAGAACATAGGAGTAGTTGCTAATTTAGCAGCAGCAATGTGTGCTTGATGAATTCCCTTAACTCCGTGGACTCGTTTAGCTTTAGGGAACCTTTCAATTAACTTAGAAAAGTTTTCGTCTGCATTAGGCTCGTTATACGATATAAACACAATGTCGTATAATTTTAATTCACTAGCTACTATATCATATTCTTTCTTTTCAATCAAATATCTATATTCTACTTCTCTAGCAGAAATAGGTACTTGCTTAGATAACAACATAATACCATTGTATTTTACTTCTTCAACGTCTTTGTTTTTAAACACATGATTTATACTGCGTTCATAATTATTTTGATAGGGAAATTGTAAATCAAATTTAAAATCTGATAAAGGCTCTACTTCAGCAGGAACAAACCAAAACAGATCCGTTTTAGAATTTAATAAAGCATACTCGTAATCCTTAAATGTTTCGATAACAAATTTGTCATAGGGTTTAGATTTACTAATCACTAGATCGTGTTCTTTTTTATCTATAAAAAATCTGTGTTCAATTTCTTTCTTAGATACTGGCTTATCTATAGAACATAGTGCTATTCCGCTTACAAAAAATTCATCACTGCCAACTCTATTTTTAAACATGTGGTTTATTGATCTGTCATAATCATACTTTCCATCATTTGGATCAAAGTAAAAATCAAAAATTTCGGAATTGATTACATCTACATCTGGCCAAATACACCAAAACATTCTGTGAGTTTCATTTTTTAAAATATCTGTATATTCTTGATAATTGTTTATAACGTATCGTGGATATCTATACTTGCTGACTACTAAATCTTGTTCTTTTTTATCTACTAAAAATCTAATATTAAATTCTCTCTCGCTTATTATTTTGTTTGTTGAAAATAGTACAACTCCACTTAGATACGACTCAACTCCGTTACATGAATTTTTGTACATGTGATTTTCACTTCTATCATAGTCATACTCTCCGTTGTTAGGGTCAAAATATAAATTAAAAATATCTTCATTTACAATTTCAATATCGGACCAGACTCCCCAAAATAAAGGATGCGGATTTGACTTTGCAAAGTTAACGTATTCTGTGTAAGTGGTTAATTTTAATACTGGATAGAGATATTCGCTAACAACAAGATCATGTTCTTTTTTATTTAGAAAAAATCTATGTTGAAATTCTTTTGAACTTACAGTACAATTTTTAGGAAATAATACAACTCCGCCAAAATAACTTTCAATTCCATTACATCTATTTTTAAAAACATGAATAAATTCTTCCTCAAATTTAGATACTCTAAATTCAAATATAGACAGATCTATCAAAGTTAAATCATCCCATACAACCCAAAAAAACTTTGTAAATGCTTTTTTCTTAATGTCATCAAAAGATGCCACATTATCAATTTTTTGGGCGGACGGAAATCTCAAGCAAAACTGTTTCCAATCTTGTTCATCAATATTATGTTTGCTTACATAAAAAATATCATAGACCATCGGTAGTCCTCATGTATGTATTTGTTAATTTAATAGTTTCTTCGTATAAATCTAAAGTATACTTGCTTTGTTGGCTGTCCAGATAGGGATAATCAAATCCTAATTCTAATTTAATTTTTTCACCTAGTGATTTAATTTCTTCTACTAGACCTGTGCCGCCTGCTTCTTCAAAGGGTCGGCCATACTGATTCCATATACCTGTAAGGATTTCAAAATCTCTAACTTCTACGTAATTCCATTCAGTACAATTTGCTAACCATGTACCCAATCTTGCACCATACACAGCGTAAAGACCGTTTTCTTCGTGTGCGCCAATCGTTGACCACATACGTAATCTATGTAAATTATGCCACCAAATACGCTCACCAATTTCTTGCGGAGGAACTTTAACTCCATCAAGTAAGGTCATTTTAACACCTTCACGAAAGCCTGCTCGCCATGCTTGGAATGGGCTTCCGGTAATATCAGTTTCACTATAGCACTCTTTAAATTGTCTGTATCCATCTTCCCAACAAAAGTCAACTTGCGCACGATCACTTTCACTGGCTTCATGAGTTTTCATATTAAGAATAAAATCTCGTTTCCAAATTTTTAAACCACCGTTGCCGTAAAGGAGACCATTAAGATTATTCTTTCCTAACCAACTGTATACTTGTATCTTGGGATTGCTGGTATCAATATCTAAATTAAAAAATTTAGGGTTGACAATATTATCAGCATCAACAGTTATAACCCATTCGGTATCACTTTTAGATGCTGCGGCTTTGTGTGCGGCATCACTGCCTTTTACACCGTGGACACGTTTGGCCCACGGTAGTTTATTGCACAGATCAGCATAGTGCTTATCTGCATTGGGTTCATCATAACTTAAAAATACAATGTCAAGTTCTATTGTTTTCATGTTGTTTCAAATAGGTATTTGTCAAAAATTCGTCTTGTGTAAACACTAAATCTAGTTGGCAAATCTAATGCAAATGATTTTGTATTTTCTGTAATGTCGCCTGCCCTAATGCTTAACATATGAATAAGGACATTGGGGTCGTTGTAGTCGGTTACTAAAAAAATCATTTCAGTTGCGCCATCCCAAATAATATTATTTGAGTATTTGTCGCTCATTGAAAATGTTAACGTATTGTGTTTTACGTTATGCAAAATAGTAATATCGGGGTCCTGTATATTTGACCATTTCTTATCTATTACTCTATGTAGGATGTCATCAATTTTTATTAGACTGTGAGTGGAAAATTTGTTTAATTTAACTAGTTTCTTAGTTGGTATATCAACTCTATAAGAAAATAAATTCTCCGCTCCGGTAGTGATTAACGTAGCAACCTCGTCATCAATTTTTATTTTATTTGATATGTCTGCTACAGCATGAGAAGGATACACTCCGATCAAAGCGCCGTCATCTTTGAATGTTGCATAATACTCGATGGTTTGATTAACTGGCAGTTTGATCCACTCGTCAAAGTCCATTAGTTCTTGTTCCATGCAATCTCCTCTAACATACTGACTATTTCGTCATTAACTAGATCTTTTTCAACATAATGCACAATGCTATTCTGTTGATAATTTCCAATTTTTAAATTTCCCTGTGTGTTAAAATAAAATCCCGCATGTTCAGTGACCTTATCAGCAGTCCAAGCCCAATTTTGAATCATAGGTTTCATATGAACTACTTTAGGAAATTCTAAATCATAACTTATAATATCACTTATGTCTAAAATCTTTGCACTTAGAGCAAATGCTTCATCTGTTCCGACAACTTTTGGTTTATGTTTAGCAAGATATAAATTGCTAAATTCCACGGGATTTTTTATAATATATCTACCTAAATTAAAAAATTCTGTTGCAAGTTCGGATTCCTGTTTAAAAAAAGTAAACATAGAATATAAATTAGGAAGACTGTTCTTTGTAAATGTTTTTCTATAAAAATCATTTGTAATTGTTTCACCTCTGTAGGTAAATGCCTTTGAGGGAATATACAATTCGCAATTTTCAATGAAGTAATCAATCCAATGGCTATAGTCTCTAAGGAACAGCATATCCGCATCAAGGCATACAGTATTTTCAAAAGGACTCAGTTGGTCCATCCAACTGCGACCATCCCAGTGTGTTTCTTTGTTCCACCCAATCACATGATCAAAAACCCAGGGACTTTTTAAATTGTCAACTAGCTGGGGATTGTCAATTACTAAAGCAACTTTATCGTACCCCGGTTTCTGCGTATTTTTAATACTCAGTGCAAGGGCATAGGCTAGTTTAAGATAATCTATATCGTTATTTGAAGCTACCACAATTAAATAACCAAAGTTCATATTAACTCCAACAATTTTTCTTTATTTCTAATGATACTTTGTTTGTTCATAATGTGAACATCAGATCCTTGTGTAGTTGCAGCCCAAAAATCTCCGCAATTGAGTGGTTTTTCAATTAGGAATGTCAATTGATCTCCATTCACATCATGTAGTATATCTTTGTCAAAAACTGTTAGAATAGGAGGTAGTGTGTAAACAAATTCTGTTTCAAAGCCATTCATAATATGTTTGGCAACACTGAATGCTATGTCATTTCTATATTGTCGTGAATCAAATCTATATAGATCAGCGTAGTATCTATAGTTGTCTTTAATATAATCTACTAGTTGAAAAAAGAATCTGCTTTCTTGATTTTTAGTGAACATAACTGTAGTAGCCCAAAACATATGTATACCAGTTTCACTGACCCGTTGATCTAATATTCCGCTCCGATCACCTGTGATATCATTCATAGAATGTCCTAACATCACACT